TTTCATAAGTGTAGTTTCATATATTGGCGTCTTTGTTACCAATGTTTTAAGTTTAGAGCCTTCAATCAATGTGCCTGAAGAGCCCAAAAATGCACACTCAAACTCTTGATTAAACTTTTGAGTGTCATGATCCATAGCGGCAAGAGTTTCTTCTCTCCACTTCTTACCTCTACCCGGTACTTTTTGCCAAGGCACTTCAACATACTCAAACCCATTTACATCTTCTTTTGCACCTTGACAGGTTTTGTAAAAATGATTTAATCCATTCGGTGTTGATGTGTATAACATCTTTGTTGTTTCACCAGATGAAATCGTTGGAAATACTGATGCAAAGAACTCATCCCAGTTCTCTACGAATGCTGTTTCATCAATATACAAGAACGAAATCGATTTACCACGAATCGCACTTGATGATGTTGCACCTGCAATGATCTTACATCCGTTCTCAAATTCAACAGAACCTTTGTTCCATTCAATTACACCTTGTTGCAACCACTTGGGTAATGCTTCATATGCAATCTTAATTCGATCAAGTATTTCACGAGCGGCATCACCTTTGTTTGCAAGTAATGCACAAGTCTTGTGTTCATTAAAGATTACATAGTGTAGAATCACAGCAACAGCAGTTGTTGTTTTACCTGCCTGTCGTGATGTTACAACTGTTACCCTACGATTATTTGTTATCTTGTCTACAATTTCTTTCTGATAATCATATAGTTTGATTGGTATCAAACCCTTATCCACATGAACTATTTGAATATATTTCTCGGAGAAGTAAATAGGATCACGGGCACACTTGATGAACTCACCAACCATATCTGGACTAAACTCAATGGGCGTACCCTTTCGTTTTAGATTGATATTGCCGTTATAGCCTCGTTCAAGCATATTAGCCATCTTTTTCTTTCATGTCCTTCAACAACTGCTGTAGTTCGTTTGTTGATCCAACAAACAGATTGTTGTTAGTTGTTACACCTTTAGTCGAGTCTGGATTTGACTCGCCCTCTACTTTTAATTTGTCTGTAGACATTTTAACCAAATCTTTGTTGGCATCTACAAGAGTTTTCATGATAGTCGAAACGACCTCATATGCTCTTGGATGCTCTGATGCTTTCGCCACATCGAGCATTTGCTCTAACGCCTCTGTACCAGATTCGATTACATTGTAGAAGTTACTTCTAGCATACTCATAATCTTTATCCATCTTGTCGTCAGTGGGAACTACTGTTCTTTCAATCACTTTCCCTTCAACTACATCATCCAGAGGCTCAAGTCCTAGACTTTTACCTATTTCATCATTCATATTATATTGTTCCATCTCCGTCTGATATTACAGTTAATGCTTTCCAGTCATCATTTTCATCTATTTGACTTAAATCAACACTTACCGATGAGCCTGGAGGCACATCACTAGCTACATTAGCGGGTGCTTGATAAGTGTCTCCGACTTTATAATTTGTAGTTTGTGTTCCTAAATACACACTCCACGCAGTTCTATTTTGTATATTAGTACCTGATCCTAAATCAACAATTCTGTATGTTGTTCCTGTTACAGTGCCAGAAGGATCTATTGGACCTAAAGTGGGCATAACTTCAATTTGCTCACCGCCATCACCTTGAATCATTGATGGATATAGATCAACATCAATAAACTTAATCTGCTTCTTAGTTTGCATAGGAGAAAAGAAGTACGCTTTCATAGTGAAGTTTAGTGTCCATATCAATGCTCTTCTTGTCTGAAAGTCTCCATCATAAGTATCTTCTTGAGAAACGCTATTCAAAACCACAGGTATATCAACATATCCCATATCGTCTACCATTTGAACACTTACTGTACAATCTGGCTTGAAGAATGGAAGTATCTGCTCGATTATCTTCATACCATCTTCGTTATACTTTGTCATTATGTTGAGTTGAAACTCGATGTCATAAGGAGCGGGAGTATACATCGTCTTTACTCCGCCATCAGCAAGTGGCGAACCCTTGATTTGCTTTGTCAGACTGGTAAGTTTTCTCTCTGCACTGTAAGCCATGCCCGTTATCTCAAACGACATTCTAGGCAAAGTTATAGCAGACTTATTGTTTAGATTGGGATCTTGATCTAGTCTGACTAAAATCTTTTCTTTTGGAGCATAGTTGATAGGCACTTTCATCCTTTGAAGAGAGTTGCCAGAAGTATCCTTTCTAGTTATTTCGATGTCATTGAATAGTGTGCCAAATACAGCAACATATCTTCTCGTAGACTCGTGATAAAAGTGATTGCCAAACATTAGAAGTTATTATCTCCAAAAGGATTCATTTCAGTGAAGTCTATTATGTTGTCTGCTGTTGTTTCAATGCTTGTGTTAGTTGCTAGAGAGTCATATGCCTCTACATTATCAACTCTAGAAGACACAATAGAAACCTTTCCGTAAGAAGAACCATCAACAGTTCTATAATAATAATTCAAACTTGTATCAATATCTGATGGAGGATTAAATGTCGTTTTAGCTCCTGCGCTACCAGGAGTGCCTGTAGAGACTTGACCGCCTACTAACTCTCCACTATTGGCACCTACAGTAGTGTATATTCCTATAGTTTGACCAGTGTTTGACGAATCTGACTGGTCAAATACATAAGTCTTTCCTATTTCAAGTTCTAAGAACAGGTTCTTAGTCGGTGTATCTTTAATGGCAGTGCTGGTATTTACTTTTTCTAAGAAGAATCCGTTATCGTATGTTGTGTTGTAAGTAACATCCGAAGTCTCGACAAACAAGTCAACATCGGCAAAATTGTGATCAATAAAGTCATGACCAGTATTGAATAGTTCACCACTATATTCGAACAACTCGGCACGAAGATCGTACATTTGAAGTGCGCCCATTTGATAGAAAACAGGCTCATGCTCAACATATTTGATTTCGAAAATCTTTTTATTTAGAGGCAAGTATATTAAGTCGCCTTCTAAAGGTCTAGTGTTTGATTCAGTCGCTCCACGATGTGGTATAACATCGCTTTCATAAGTTCTTCTTGCGACTGTTAATGTTATTGAATCACGAATTTCAAGACCAAACTTAGATAAGAAGTCACCTTCACCTTCGAAGCCATCAACATTCTTAATATACATCTCGATCATGTGCGCTTCATTATACTCTATGTAACCCGATCTGGTTTCGTTAAATATAGAGTCTCTTTGAGTGCTAGTTCTAGGTATATACCAAACATCTATTCCGTAGATTTTTATAGATTCGATAACCAAGTCTTCAATGAGCGATTGCTCCATTGAGTTCTCGTAGTTTTCGAAATAATAGTTTTTAGCCACGCTTTTATCCTATCATATCAGATGCGGGTAAAGAGTAGCTATTGATAATTTCTTCTTCTAGCCGTTGAATCTCTTCTCTTGCATCATTTAAAATTTGTTCTCCATTGAACTGTATATTACCTGGTAATGTCAAACCAGCGAACTTGGTAATATTTGAGCCCCACTGATATTTAATTTTTGCTGTTGCGTAGTTTTGTAACCAACGATCTTTCCAAACATCTGAAAATGTTTGAGGATCTACAACTTGATATGCTTCTACCACAATGTAAGTTCCTACCGTTAGATTATCCCAGTCCATATCTAACGAAATTTTATCTTGATGGCGATTATATCTCATGGGAACTTTACCGACTAGTAGTTCCTCTATGAGTTGCATATGTTGCATCGACATCTGAAAGTTTATTAGGGGACCCATATTAATATCGTGCAGATTATGTAACACATATTGATATTTTGCGTTAAATATACCATTGCCGAAAGTCGCATTAGACTCTGGCGTAAATACATTGATTGCGCCAATGATGTTTTCTGGTACAGGAATATATCTTAATTCATAAGTGCCTTTAAAGGCAGTAGTTATTGCTCTACGATTGCTGGCCGCGGTACCATGCTTTGCCGCAAATGCAGGACTTGAGACAAATTTAGTGGCATCAAAATCCCCAAATGTAGGTTTTTTGAAGAATACCCTTTTATTAGTTACATCGATTGCCACAATAGTTGCTGTTGCTGTTGCTGTCGCATCTGCGGTTGTATTATCTTCATACTCAGAAATTACTTCACCAACTACAAAGTCGCCTTCTTCTAGTGTTGCAAACTCTACATACGAATTTAATACTCGATATTTAACATAAGTCTTTTCGACTCCATCGAAATGATAGTCTTGGTAGTAAGAAAGTGCTTCATCAATACGATCATCTGCTTGATCTTGATCGACATTGATTTCGATGACTGGTTTACCCAGCTTTCTAAGACAATACTCTCTAAACTCTGATTTATTTGTTGGCTGTGCCATGCTTATATCCTAGATTTTGTTGATATATTAAGTATTTATACACTAAGATTATTACTTAGTTATTCCACCAGTTACTGTGATAGTACCTTCTAAGACACGAGTCACTACAGGGGTAGAGGCATTAGATACAATCTCTACATCATAAAGATATCTGCCTGGTTCTATGCTGTTTGTTCCAACTTGAGTTACTGTAGTTCCGTCAACAACATCTGCATTTGGGAGTTCTAGCGTGATTTTACCGCCGTTATCATTGTGTGTACAGATAAAATTAGCAGTTATCGTACTTGTAACGAAGTTTTTTCGAATTTGTGACCTAGCTGTATATCCAGTGAGGTCGAATAACTGACCATTACTGGCCAAGACATCGACTGTAGCCGAAAAGTCTGAACCTTGATCAATTGTTAGGTTTGATTTGATTGCCATAAAATTTCTCCAATAGATACTACAGTTATTTATAAATAACAGAATAACCCTATATAACTAATTGGAAGAATTATGTCAAGAACAAAGTATGTAAAATTTGGTGCCAGAGCAGATAAAAACTTATCTGACATACCTAATCCTAAAAAAGCACTAGATAATATATTAGATAACATCTCTGTACAAGTAGACGAAGATGGTAATGCATTGAGATTTACATCTGATGATCTTGTTCCTCTGATAGGCATATCGAGAGGTCCTTTAGGACAGAATGTGAATTCGTCTGGTCAGGCAAATGAATTTACACAATTAGCAGATACGACAGTAGAGGGAACACTTATTGGTGCCGAAAACACAACTGTTCCTGTTGAGCCTAGAATAACAATTCAAGATCACATAAACAACTTTAAAGTTGCTTTGGGAGATCCTCCATGGATAAATGGTGGAACAGGGCCCAGCGCAACAATGATTGCAGTAGAAAGACTTAACTCAAACACTGTTAACTATCC